CCGGTTTAGCCCAATCATAATGTGACGTGTCTACCCATTTTTCGCTTGGCTTGACAATGGCTTTGTCTAACTTAAACCACCAGCAGCGTCTACCAAAATAGATAGCAAGTTGATTCTCTCGCTCATTGTCATATCCACTTTGAATCCAGATACCGAATTGAACTTCAGAGCGATCTTTAACATACTCAGTTAGCTTCACGAAGCCTCCGAATTTCTTCAATCATACCAAGAATAGTTTTTGGATTGGCTGCAGCGATGAATTCAATATCGCGCATTTCTTGTGGGCAATCCCACCAAGCAGACACACACCCAACTAGATCATCATCGCCATTCTGACATGTAATATGAGCGTATTCATCCTCTGTGACCAAAGCCCAATCACCGTCACTAGCTCGTTTAGCTAGTGACTCAAGTTCATTCAGTTTTTCATCATCAATCATAGTTTGCCCCAAAAAATCATTTCAAAAGTCTTGTAGATTATCCAACAGGTTGCGACAACGATGCTTCACCAGATAGTTAAAAACTTCATTCAGATCGCGTTTGACTTCATAATTGTCATACATTTCAATCACTTCAGCACGAACATCGTCGGGAATGAATTCAAAATCTACCAATGTTTGATTGCGTTGATATCGAGCTCGTTCAAGGTCATCTCGGCATGCGACAATACCCTGATCAAAGAACTCTTGAAGACGCTTGGCACTAATCGATTTTTGTCGTCCACGGTCCTCATTCATGAAGAAATTGTCTTCCGACATGATAGAAGGAACGCCATCGCCGGCATCACCCTTAACAATATGAGTAATCATCCATTCATGTAGTTCTTTCTTGGTTAGCCGGATTTGCTTCTTTAGCATTGGGCTAAACTGAATTACATTATCATACTTTAGCAGTTGTTTGGCATCTTTATCAGATGTAATGACAACAACCGGTTCATATCGGCCAAACTCTTGAGTCATCATCGCCAGAATACCACAAACATCATCGGCTTCAGCTCGATCATGACGAATGACTTTGTAAGGAAAATACTTGGCAAGATCCTCACGGATTTCGTGAAGACATTCGTGAATAAACCCCCAATCAAGATCTGATTCATCCCGAGCTTTCTTGCGAAGACCCTTATATGCCGGAAAAAATGTTCGACGCCAGTAGTTTTGACCATCACAAGCAATAACCATATTACCATAATCTCGGCGATACTTAAGATTATGACTACGAAGGGCATTCAAGATTGAATGCCGAATGATATTTTTAGCTTCAGATTGCGGCTTATTCTTCAGTTCATCACTAAAAGCGAGAATGGCCGAAGTTGCAACTTGATTGTAGTCAATTAGAATAATTTTTACTCTCCTTAAGTGAAATCGATAATGTCTTGTTGAGGAGGGGTTTCTAACGATTTCAGATGCTTATAGAGGTTGAGATAATGAGCAAATCCGCGCGGATACTGGTTTGGATTTGGAATTCTATCGCCGAACAGTCTGTGAATCTTTTCAACTTCTTGTTCAAATTCTACTGAATTTTCTTCCACAATTTTCACCATTTAGAAATAGGGGCCGAAGCCCCATGATTTCAACCTTGAGCTTCTACGATATTTGTATACAGAGTTTCAAACTCATCAAATGCTTGTTGCTCATTGATGAAATTTTGCTTGTGATATACACGAGCCATCTTGTTGACAGTCTTTTTCTCCATCTGGAAATTGTCACTCACGTCAGCAACAATCTCCTTGATTAGATCTTTTTCTGCAGCAATTCGGGTCATTGCATCGGAAATTTCTTGAAGAGCATCCTTGATCTTTTTGCGATCGGCAGGGTTTGAAATCATAACATTAGACATTACTTGGAACTCCATGTTTTAGAAGGAACAAAGAACGTATTAAACACAACAGCAGCAAGCCAGGTTTCAAATGTGTATGGGATCAGCAAAACGGGAAACAATGTATTGAGAGCCCAAATAAGAGCCAGTGGTCCAAAGATCAGAACCAGAACAAAAAGAAGCACAAGCAAGACGCCTTTAAACATTTGTAGAATCTCCATTCACAGTTTTCACAGAACTAAAATTGAAACTTCGCCATTCTTGAATATCGGTATCAAAAACTCGAATTTGATCGCTTTCAGATTTGACTGTACTCTTTGGATGCTGATCTTCGGGAATGTTGTCAAGCTTAAGAGTGCAATTCATCGTTCGCTCAGAGCCATCAGCCTTAGTGAATACGACATTCACAACAGATTGTTTCAGTCGATCAACAAGATCTTCACGCGTAATAGTCATAATCACCTCAGAACATGTTAAGAAAAACTTGAATAGGAAGAACGATTGTCAGCATAGTAAAGACAAAAATCATCCAGACTAGTCCACCAACTGCACCAAGAATTTTAAGAATAGCGGCCATAATTAATACCCATGTGTTGTTAAAAAGACTTTAGGGTGCATACCTAAAGCGTTAAACACCCTGATTTCCATAACGCGAATTTCATTTACGATTTGTTCCATATCAATGGGCACAAATGTTTCGTATTTTGTGCATTTTACAATGAGGCCGACGAGACAGTCGTCAAATTCGGCGTCAAAGTATGGTTGGATTAGCGAAAGATCATTCAACTTACATAGAGTGTCTATTTCATCCCGTGAAAGATTTAGATCGGCACACGGAATCCCGACGACAATTTTGGCTAAATAGTCAGTGCTCATTGTTTCTCCTTATGTTGTTTTTGATTTGTTGGATGAAGAATCCATTTCTCTCCCAGAGACTTAATGGCGGCCTCGAGTTTTTGCCGATAAGACCGATTCAGCTGTTTCCATTCTTCGGTTTCTTCAATGCGCTTCAGAATTTCAATGTCCATGATTAACCCATAGTGTATTCAATGAACTTAATTTTTGCTTCTTTGATTGCAATAGAACAGACAGGGCAGGGGCAAGCATCTTTTGGATTGCCCTGAGAGTCATACCTCTCAATCTTGATCTTGTGGATCGGTTTGCCCCTAGCCCTGATGATTGCCAGAACTTCAGCGTGTAGAACTTGCCTATATTCCTGATCCGCTTTCTTAGCATACTCAAGTTGCATCGGATGAGTCTTATGATAGTCGTTATATGCAACGGAAATGATGCGCCCTCGACGATCATACGTCGTTGCTTTGATACTATATCGTTTTTTCACGTTCGGTTGGTCCACTTGTTCATCAAATAATCGACATATGCATGAGCTTCTTTTTTAGAGAGAACGACTAGTGTATAGTCTTTACATAAGTCATGCGGAAAAACATTCACGTGGTATAGACCATCACGATCTAAAATGCTCAGGGCCCATAGATCTTGTGAGTCGGGGTAAAACCCACATTCGGAACGGATGAAAATATTAGGCTCCATATACACCTCTTGATGTCGATGGAGCCTATTATATCAAGTCTGATGGAAAAGTAAACTAAATTTTGTCGTTGAGTTTTTCCTTACCACGACTATACGCCGAAATGCCAATCGCTGCGCCCATTGCCATGTGATATAATCCCGCGCCATGAAGTGTGATCGGAGTCCATGCTGTATCGACTGTACCACTAAAGTATGCCTGAAGAATACTCCACGCAATCGGGAACAGAATGAAGTCGAACACACATGTTATCAGATACACCCAGGCTATAGCCGGGCGCCAATACGTCTTCAACCATGGCTGTTCTTGTCGATTGGCAGATGAAGCTATAGCATCAGCAAAAGCTTTTGCTGGAACATCTGTTGCGTGAGAATTGGAACCATAATCTATGTCAGATCTGGATTCTATCTCTGGTTCAAATGCATTGTAATCATCTAGTTTTGGCATTTGATTTCTCTAAAGCTTCTAGAGTTTTTTTGTACTTATCAACTCGATCGGCTAAACCGATTAAACCACCATTGATTCGTTTAGTTAGAGCAGTCATATCACCGGTATCGGCAATAGCATTCAAATTATTGGATGCCCAATAAAAGCAAGCCGATTCAACGGCCCCTTCGACTGTTTCACAATATTCAATAGTCTCTTGCAGAGTCTTTTTGATATATTGAGCCAATTTTGTATAGTTTGCCTTTCCGGTGATCTGGATCAACCCCCGGCCGCGATATCGCCACCCGTCACCCGAAGCTTCATCACCGTTGCCCATTCGATTTGCATAGACTTTGTTGGCAATTTTTTCTGGTTGTCTGGCATATGCAGCTGCAGTGGTTTGATTGAATCTAGCAGGCCAGGTTTTCATCAGGCCTTGAGCCGAGTAATTCAAATTTTCTCGCACGGTCGTGAACCCAGCAGACTCATGTGCAGTTTGTGCTAAAAATGCAGCCAGACGCTTTGGTGTTACTATATCATACTTGGGTAGAATTGTATTCATCGCTTCAACCCAAACGTCAATATTTTTATTAGTTGGCGCTAGAACGCTTAGAATGTCTCTGGTTACCATTTCATCTCCTCGTAATAGGTCTATGTGGTCGTGATCTCCAAAAGTCTCCGGCGCCCTCTGGTTCATTCTGGGTGGTGTTTGATGACTCTTGATTAGATTCTATTGCAAACGCTGAAGGGCCAATCGATTCACTAGTATTACCCATGTCAGCATTTTCATTTGTTCCTTGTTCTTGAATTTTTTGCTTGACTATTGTCGAAGTGTCGAGTCGTGGTTCCTGAATCGGTAAAGTTAACTCTTTTGACAAATTTGATTTTACACGGTTTACATCTGATGTTATAATGGTTCTCTGTGAAATATCCATAAAAGAATCTAGAATACAATCTAGATTAGATTCAGCATTGGGTTTAGGCTTAGTGTTATCTTGAACAGAATCTAAATTGGATTCTTGAACCAAACCTAAACCAGACTCCGATACCGATTCAGATCTATGTCTCATTGACCAGTTAGCAGCAATAAGCATAACAACAGCTAATGGATCAAAGACACCAACAATAAGAAGAATAACCCATCTGATAGCTTTTTCCAGTAGATTCTCATCAGGATTCTCCCCGTAGATCAAAGCTGCAATATACTTGATTGGCCCAACTTCAGCTTCGAGTTGTCGATTCTGAGTTTTATATGGGATTAACTCCTCTCGAAGTTCGTTGATCCTAGATTGAGACTCTTCTATGGATTGAATCAACACTGATCTTTCTTTATCTTGTTGTTTTCTAATAGCGATTGATCGATTGATTGCCGAAGTCGATGTTGATCGACCAATCATTTCATTTACCTGAGCATCTAGTTGTGCCAGAGTCGTTTTGGCAGAATCAATTTTAGACTGTTCTATCTGAATCTTTTGCTCCAACATTTCGATCTTAGCCAAAACATCACCAGAGTTCATGGATTGATCGGCATGACTCTTGGACAGAAATCCAAATATACCCATTGATGTGAGGAACATGAGTACCAGAAGTGCTCCAGTAAGGTATGTCTTCATCAAAAATGGAATGTCTTTCCAGTTTCGATAGAGCCATGATGCGACAACTAGCTTAGATACCTCAAGTGTTGCACCCATAATAATGATAGGAATTTTGGCTGCAGCAAAGATAGCTGTTAGACCGATGATTGAATACCATGCGGCTGACGCAGAAAGTGCTAGCGCGCAAAAGAACATTAAAAATGTCATACTGAATCATCCTTTGTTTTGATTAGTTGTTTTAGATGACTTCGATTAATTCTTCCCCCGACATATTCATTATAGTATAAATGTGGGTACAATAGAGCGTCGTGGATTACTTGTTCACGCATTTCAAGATAATTCATTTCACCCTTCGATGAACATAGATGTAGAATCTCCCTGGTAAAGTTTTCTTCTCCCAGTTTTATCACATCTGCTTTGAGTTCATTTGAAGACGACCAATATTGCTTCCAGTCAGAAGGAGCTTTTTCTCTTTTCTTTTTTCCCTTGACTGTTCTGGTCTTGGTGAACCAGAATTTCTTCTGGCCAAAGTAGATCCTACCATCTAGAAGATTGGTAATCTTGTAAACGAAACCGAGAGATGTGCCAATCTGTTCATCTGAGAATGGTTGATCTTTGTAAACCCACATATGAAAATAGCCTAGGTTGAATGCCTAGGCTATTTATACAAAATTCGCGAGAAAAATACACGATCTTTAGTCGTGTATTAGTTCACTTAAACCATTTCATCGGATTCCAAGAACTTTGGTTCCAATTGCTAGAATTCCACATTTGGTTGAAGAAATCATTTGTTGAATAATCTACAGGCTGAGTCGGTTCATCTACCTGTTCTTCTTGTTTACCAATCGTTTCGGTAGAACCATCAGAATAATGAATCACAACTTTCTTAATCGTAACTTCTTCCATTTTCTTCATCCTCTTCATAATCATCTACACGGCTAATGTCAGCCCCACATGTCGGACAATACGCAATTGAATCAACATCGGCATCAGGGCCTTTCAAAATAATCTTACCAAATGACATACAGGATTGACATTCAAAAAGTCTTGATGCCATAAGTTTACCTCTTTTTAGTTATTGTCCCCACATGAATGGGCTCGGGGAATTTAGCCATAATCCAAGCCAGACTACGATCAATCAAGCCCGGCTTAACTGGTGTATTTATTGGGCTTCTTGGGGGTTCGCCGATTTCGAAGGCCTTCCCCGTGGCCGCCCTGGCTTTTTTACTTCAGCGATCTCCTCTTTCAGCTCTTCGGAGGATAGCTGAGGAATGAAACCAGCATCAGCAACGACTTTACGAGTAATATTGGGATAAAGATCGGTCAGCTTTTGATCTTTGATTGCAATAATGATCTTGGCTTCATTTGGATGCACCGCTTCGAGCAATTGAATGAATAGACTCTCTCGCTTATTTGCGGTAAGATCCTTTCGGCAGAATAGATC